GTTATATTTAGCACTAATCCGTCTTTACGTTTAGCTGTATTGTTTGATAAAACATAATGTACACGTTCTAAGTTGATATTATTCCACTCGTGTATTTCATCAGCAATAAAGCAACTGTTTCTACCACCGTCTGCTGTTCCTGCTTTTGCAGCAACTCTAAATGCCCTACCCGGTGCGTTCTTTACTTGTATTTCGTTTTCAAATGTTTCAACCATATCACGTAAAAATATACTTTCTTCGCACATAGTTTTCATTGTTCCAAACACTAGGTTTGCTTGTTCGTAACTTGCAGCAGCAACTGCCACTAACGGACTTGTAACGCCACTTCCTAACAGTTCATACAATCCAATCGCTGCTGCTAAAGCAGTTTTGCCGTTTCCTTTGGGTAAACCGACAAGAGCTTCTCTGTATTTTCTTTCGCCATTATCTTTAAGTTCATACATTTCATAGATTATTGCTTGTTGCCATTGATCTAACTTAAATGGTTCACCGAAAAAATCACCCTCACCGTGTACGCAAAATTTTTCTATAAACTTAACTACTCTTGCACCTTTTGTTTCTGGTAAGCTAATCATTTTCTATATACTTCCAACAATCTTCACAATATTTTTTATCTTCATCATCACCAAAAATAAAATTAGTACATTTATGTTTTGGTTTTTTATATGTAATAAATATTTTATCAAAAACTTTTACTTCTTGTTTTTCAATAATATTTTTTATACTTAATGTTTTTGTCCACCAAAGTTTATCTAAAATTTTTATAGCTTCTTCTTCTGTATTAGCTTCGACTGTGTATATTGATACACTTGTATCTTTAAAAGTATAAATATTTGTCATAATTTATCATTTTCTATTAACCACCAAGATATTAAATTTATTAAAATAATAATAAGTAAAATCCAATATATATTCATTTATTCTTCTTCATCTACTTCTTCAAATTCTGTATCTATCCAACTTATATGTACTTTTGAACCGTCTTTTAAATATATCCAATCATCTTTACCCATTATTCTTCTTCTAACATTTTTATACGTGGATCAACTAATTCTTTTTCTTCATCATCTTGTAAAAGTTGTTGAAGCTGACGAAACCCCATAGCGTTTTCGCTAAACGAAATTCCCAACCTCTGACGACTAAGTGGTGTTAATCCTAATTCTTGTTCTAGTTTTAATATTTTTTCTTCTAGTTTTAATGTAAGAATAATTAATGGATTTACAACTGGTTGCCCTTTAGAACCTACATCAATTAAACCACTACTACCCATATTTTGAATTGTACGATTAGCACGTTCTACTTCATCATAAAACTGAAATAATCTATAAAATGCTGGGAAGTCAACTTTTTGTGCTGTTTGTGCTAAATCGCTGTCCCAATACTCGTTCCAATACTTACGTGTTTTTGTC